AGCGTTGTTGACTGTGGAAGGTCCTTTCTTTTTCTCTTCCTTGACATCCTTGGTTGTCTTTTGAAGTGCCATGAGTTTATCAGCAACGTCACCGACGTGTTTGATTAACTGTCCAGCTACCTCATATGCTCTAGGGTGGTCACTTCCTTGAGCTACATCTAGAGCACCATCGACTGCTTCCTGTCCTTTCTCTATGAGAGAGTATAGGTTTGCTCTAGCATACTCATGATCATCATTGATCTGATCATCAGTATTTACTATAGGTTTTGCCTTTTTGGGTTTAGGTTCATTCGTATCGAATGCTTTTTCTAAACCACCGAAATTGTTATCCATAGAAAGAAGTCATTTCGTTGAATCCGAAGTCATCATCACTTTCGAGTAGTTCTGTATCGGCAGATGTAATAATATCTATAACTGAACCACTCGCGTGAGCAGATTTATCTGTAGCATTTTGACCACGTGCCACAGTAATAGTTGTCTCATCAGGTTTAGTCTTAACCTTCATGACCTCGTTGTTGATTTCAATATAGTCACCTATATTCATCACGGTTGAGTCTACGACTGGTAGTGTTGCTGTCTTATCATTAACAGCAGCGGTGATGGTTAGACCAGCTCCATCACTATCCTTATCACGTAAGGCAGTAGGTTCTACCTGATAAGATACACGACGTACTGGAGCCGCAGGGGTACCAGTATCGTAGTGAACCTTTGCCTTCTTGATTGGTTTCCCAGTCTGTGTAGGTCCGAAGATGTATGCCTTCATAGTAAAGGTAGCATCAATCGTAGTAAGTTTACGTTGATCAAAGTTACCTTCATACTCATCAGAATAGTTTATACTGTTGAGAACTATTGGTACGTCACGATACTCGTTGATGTCATCTATGATTTTGATAGTGACTTGGTATGATGGTTGGAACAGTGGCATTATCTGTTCTATGATTTCCAACGCTTCGTCGTTTGTCTTTGATAAGATAGACAAACTAAAGTCTAAGTTATATGGTACGGGTGTGAATATTTTTCTTACACTCTTTCCATCCTTCTTATAGTCAGTCGTGATGGGACTTAATTTTCTACTGCTGTCATATGATAGACCAGTCAGTTCAAATGATATTCTAGGTAGAGTGATAGCAACCTTCTTGTTTAATTCTGGTTGTCCCTCTAATCTAGCAAGAAACTTTTGTTTAGGACCGTAAGCAAGGGGCACCTTCATCTTCTGATAGGTTGTACCACCAGTCTCCTTCCTAACTTCTATGTTATTGAATAATGTACCGAAAGATATTACGCACTTTCGTATAACCTTATTATATGTGTATGCACCTAACATGTTAATTCGCTAATCCAAATGGGTTACCTTCACTGAAGTCAATGATATCGTCAGCAAGTGTCTCAAACGTATCAGACTCAGAGTATTTAGTATCTGTAGTCTTCATAGCGTCATAACTATGTATCGTTATTGACGCACCGCTTGTATTACCTACTAGCAATTCACCGATCTGGAAGTCATCTGTTGGTGATTTAAGTTTTAACCATCCTTCAGATTTATCCCAGTCTGCGACCATCGCAGTACCACCAGTGGTTCCACCAGTAACTGTTTCTCCGTCTGTGAAGTTACCAGACAGTCCAGCTGGTACAGACTCTATATCAAACTGGGCAGCAGTGTATCCACTACCACCACTGTCGATTACTATTTGACTGACTGAATCGTATCCCGACCCCTCGTTAGTAATCTCAACTTTAGTGAGCGTACCGTTCGAGTTAAAAGTCGGAGTGACCACAGGTTTGGTGCCTGTAGTGTCAGGATCATTAAAATCAATACTAGATCGAGATATATCATATCCCGCACCTCCGTTAACTATTGTGAGTCCAACTAACTTACCATCCTTTACAGTAGGATCTAAGACAGCTGGTGTTGTGGGTATAGAACCCGCTACGTTGACAACTATCATCTCAGCGTGTGCTGTTGCTCCTGTGCCATCACCTGTGACAGTGACAGTAGGAGTAAAGTTGTACTTACTACCATTGGTAGTCATGATGGCTTGTGATATAGCACCACCATCTAGCAGTGGAGTTCCCGCTGCTGACTGACCTGGTGACACAAGATAATAGTATTGTACAGTATAACCTGTATCTATTAGCTCGTCGTCTCCCGCAAAGAACTCTCCACCTTCGTCGCTGTACTCGAAGAGTTCTGCTTTTAGTTTGTAGGTATAGTTCTTACCTAGTTGGTAGAACGGTTCTTCGTGTTCTACAAACTTGATCTCAAAATAGTTAGATGATAATGGGAAGTATATTAAATCTCCTTCTTGTGGTCTCTCTCCTACCTCTATGTCCTGATCTAATAGTAGGAACTGTGAGATAAGATCACTAAATCTCTGCTGTGATATAACCATAGTTATCTCATCAGACTGTCTGATACCAAACTTTGTCAATAGATCTCCACCACCTTGGAATCCATCAAAGTTCTCTAGGTATGCTTCTATAATATATGAGTCATCAAACTGCGATATGACTTCTTCATTGAATACATTATCTTTTGCTATCAACTGTCTGGGGATATACAATACATCCATTCCAAACATCTTGATATACTCTTCAACAAGGTTCTGCTGAAGGAACTGCTCGTTACGAGTACCGTGTGTGAAGAATACGTTTCTTGCCATTATCCGATCATATCCATTGGGGGCATTTCATACTTAGTCAACATCTCATCTTCTATCTTGTTCAACTCCTCTTGTGCCTGTTGATATATCTGATCACCATTCATAGTGATACCACCTGGCAACTGTGCTCCTTGGAACTTAGATAAGTTCTGTCCCCACTGTCTCTTGATGAGTTGTGTGGTGTATCTCTTGAGGAAGATGTCATCATATAGTGTAGCAAATGATGAAGGATCCAATGCTCTGTACGCATCAAATACTATAAAGTCTCCATCGTTTACATCAGTCTTGAAGTCAAGATCCATGTATAATCTGTCTCCTCTGCTCTGGAATCTTATTTGCTTCTGTCCTTCTAGTAACCAGTATATATCTTCTAGTCTTCTGTTTACCATTTCATATGTAAGAATCTCTGTCTGAGTTAGATCCCAGAGATCATTCAATCTCCACTGGTATCTTACATCAAACAAGTTAGTAGTATTCTTAGATGTGAAATCAAATATCTTAATGACTGAGGTGACATGCTCAGGCATGGTGATGAAGTTATTCTGCTCAAGGAAGTCTGCTTGTCTCGCTCCTACCTGTGTCACTGTGGTAGTTGTGTCAGTCTTCATCAAGTCTATAGTTGCTTGATCAAACTTATACTTTAGAAACGTTCTGATATATCCTTCACTTGCTCTCTCTTGGAAAAACTGCAAAGCATCGTCAATCAGATCATCTATCTGATCGTCATCTACGTTTATTTCTAGGACTGGTGCTCCTAGTTTTCTTAAGGCATACTCTGCTAGAGTGTCCTTACTACTTGGTTTTGCCATTAGACTGTATCGACGTTGAATCTCACCCTTACATAATATGTAGTTGTAGGTAACAGTGTAACGTCACCTGGTAATGTATATGACAGTAAGTTGGTAGAGTTTCCTAGTGATTGATGTACAATAGAATTGAATGTCTCTGCCTGTGAGAACTGCCAGTCAGTAGAGTTATGTCCATAGCCAGGTTTGATAGCTGGACTAACGGTATTGACAGTAGGGTTGAATGCGGGAGTAATAGTTTGTATCTCTGGTTGGTCTACTACAGGTGTAGTGAACTGTACAGGAGATGAGTAGTTACTTACTAATCCTGCGTTATCCTTAAATTTTGCTTGAACTTGATATGTTATCTGGAAGTCAAGAATTCCAGCTGGTACTGTGAATGTAGTTAAGTTACCAGTGTCACCACCTGATAGATCAGGAACTGTGATAGTAGCAGTATCATATACAGTTACGTTATCTGCCACTCTCTTAATCAACCAGTAGGTTGCTGCGTGAGCAGATCCTGCGTACTGTGATACAAATGCTCCAGAGGTGAATGTAGGTTGTCTATTAAATGCTAGGTTAGTTGTTCCATCTATATCAACAGACATAGAAGCAGGAGAATCTACAAACTCAGACTCATTTACAGTGATAGTAGCGGAGTCAGATGTAACTGATATAGCATTAGCATTAGATAATACACAACGATACTCATTGTTGAGTGTTGGGAATGGTTGTGTAACTGTAGTGTATGACGCAGATGTCGCACCATTTATATTCGACCAGTTTCCACCACTATCAACGGACTTCTGCCACTGATAGTTGATTGATCCAGATGTGATGGCAGCAGTGATACTGAATGTTGCTGACTGTCCCTCAATAACTGTCTGTGGTTGTGGTTGCTGAGATATACTAATAACTCTAAGGACTGTCTGTACCGCAAAGGTTGATGTTAGATCATTCTGAGCACCTACTAGACTTAGTGTACACTTATATCTGTCGTCATTATCATCAGCAAATACTAGAGCAGGAGTAGTGTAAGTAGCACTTGTAGCACCTGGTATAGTGTTGTAGTCAACACCGTTATCAGATTTACTCCACTGATATGTGTGTGAACCACTTGATGTTGTACCCGCTACAGTGAATGATGATGTGCCTCCTTCGTTACCTGTTGCGTTGACTGGTTGAGAACTGATCTGGTGAGTCCTGTAAACAGTTAGTAGAGCAGCATTAGTAAACACGTCAGCGTCAGCACCCACCGCTGATAACTTACAACGGTATCTGTCATCATGATCTGCTGCGTATGTTGCTGTTCCTGTGTTGTAAGTAGGACTTGTAGCACCACTGATATCACTCCACTCATCAGTCATAACCATTGAGTTACCCTGACCTGTGTGGAAGTGGCACCAATACCAAAGTGTATTAGGTGCGTTACTTGGTACTGTGAATGTTACATTTCTAACTGTAGCAGAAGAGAACTGAGCAGTGTACTCTGCCATAGTTTTAACAACGCCATCTAATCTGTAGACTGTACTTGAAGGATCATAGTGTGCTCCACCACCTACTAGATCTCCATCCTCTGTTGTACTAAACATCAATGGGTGAGATTGATTGTTCCAAGTAGAGTTAGAAGAATCTGATTGATCAAAGAAGTATACTGATCCTCTTTCAAATTCAAAGTTATTAGGTTTCTCTACGCCATTGAAATAGAATACTCCTGTTGCCTGTCCATTAACTGTATCTGTGCCCACTGTGACAGTGATAGTTTCATCACCATCTTTTCTTTGCCACTGATAGTCGACTGAAGGTGCGTGGTTAGACCAGATAGAGTTGTATAACTCTGGGTCAGCAGCTGTCTCTGCCTTAGCAGAAGCACCACCACCTGAAGGTGTTGTCCAGTTACCAACTCCAAAGGAAGAGTTCAATAACGCAGTTATCTGTTGAGTTGTTACAGTACCAGCTGCTGTGAATGATGTTGCCTGTCCTTCATCTATTGTACTATTATCAGGATTAGAAACAACAGACACAGTAACTGTCTCTACTTGTAATATAGCAGCGTTGGTGAATACATTGTTAGCACCAGCTGCCGATAGTAGTACACGATACTGGTACTCATCAAACTGTGCTGTAAGTGTAGGTGTTGTATATGTTGCTGAGTTTGCCCCTCCGATTGCTGAGAAGTTATTACCATCATCTAGTGACAACTGCCACTGATAATTGATGTCAGCACTGTCACCATCAGATATACTAGCAGCAACTGAGAATTGAGCAGTTCCACCAACAGCACCTGTAGCTGCTTGTGGGTGTGTATCTACTGATACAGTTCTTGTAACTGATAGTTGAGCACTATTTGATACTACTTCTGATGCACCAGTTGCGTTGACTCTACATCTAAAGTAGTCACCGTTATCAGCATCAAATGATGCAGGAGGTATACCACCACTATCATATGTGGTAGCAGTAGTTGTATATGATGAACTTGTAGCACCTGGTATTTGATGCCATACTGCGTTGTCTTCTGATTTATCCCAAGCATATGAGATTGTAGCACTGTCAGCAGTTGCAGCAGTTATATTAAAGGTAGCAGCAGCTGGTGATATAGCTGACTGTGGTGATGGTTGAGAAGATATAGTAACAACTCTAGTTACTGTTAATGTAGCAGCATTAGATGTTGTATCCGCAGCAGCTGTGTTAGAACCTAAGACGCATCGGTACTGCCATCCATTGAATGAGTAGTCATCGTCTACAGTAAGTGTATCTGATGTCTCTCCACTATGTCCTGATAGACTACTAATTGATGTCCATGCTCCACCTGTACTGTACTGCCACTGGTATGTGATAGTAGAAGCATCTGACACACTAGCATTAAGAGGACCGAAGGTAGCGTTAGTTCCTGCTCCTGCCTCTATCGTTGCGTCTGAAGGTTGGTCACCGATTGTAACTACAACACCTGTACCTTCAGTATGGAAATTATAATTTCTTGATTCACCAGAACTGTTCTCTGTGACTACTATGTCAAAGAATGTATCCTGATAGGATGATGTGATTGTACCTGATAGTACACCTGTTGTTGTATTTAAAGTAAGTCCTGTACCAGATATGTCATCACCAGACAGAGTGTAAGACTCTCCTGCGTTGAATAACTCGTTAGCATAACTCTTGAACTCGTCGACACCTACATCTATACTAATAGCACTGTTGTGAGTAAATCCGTCACCACCTATTTTACCTGTGGTTACTAGATTGCTAGTACCAGTTCCCTGTGCTGTCTTGATCAAGAATGGATGACTTGATAGATTCTGTATATCGAATACTAAGATGTCACCTATGGTAGCATTGATTCCTGCGTCATCACCACTCTGTCCTGCTGAGGCATTTGCCTGAACAGTAATAGTACCATACATGTTATTGTGAGCAGTACACTGATAGTAGTATACGCCAGGTGTTACACCAGTTGTAATCCACTTAACGGTGCCAGATGCTGATGCTCCACCACCTGTATATGTTCCTTGTGATACTTGATTGCTTGAACCAGTTCCCTGTACAGTCTTGAAAACAGTTGGGTGACTGCTACCCGCATTCATATTAAAGTTTATTGTATCTCCAACCTGACATACGATAGCAGGGTCATTACCACTTACAGATCCATTTCTATCACTACCACTTACAATGTAGTCT